AAGAACTAGAGATAAAAGTAATTGACTGGGCAGAGGACAAACAGATATTTAGCAAAGCCACACGATCAAAGCAATTCGATAAGACACAAGAAGAAGTCACGGAGCTAAAAGAAGCCATTACTAAGATTGAATTTATATACGGTAAGCTTAACTATCCTCGCAATAAATATTTGACACAAATTGAAGTAGATGCACATTTAGAAATAATGGATGCAATAGGTGATATAATAGTCACTCTAATAATTCAAGCCAAGATGAACGGGGTAAACATTCAGAGATGCTTACAACTAGCCTATGAAGAAATAAAGGATAGAACCGGAGAAATGAAAAACGGCACATTTGTTAAGGATAAATAGTATATTAGCCTGCAATGATAGAACATTAGCGGGCTTTTTTATGTTCTTATAAGAATAGTGCAATAAAAATTGGTCTTGACAAGCATATTTTTAAGCCAATTTTAAAAATAGTACAATATGGCAAAACGAAAAGAAGATAGGAACAATAACGGTAACATACACCCAAAAAGGATATTTAAAACACCAAAAGATTTATTTAATGCGTTTCAAGAATATAAGGCAAACGTAGAAATAAAAGCGGAGAAATGGCTAAAGGTACAGTATGTCGGAAAAGACGGACAAAGAGTTACCGATAAACAAATGCCTCCTTTAACCTACGAAGGCTTTAAGATATTCTGCTATGATAATTACGGGGATATTACTAACTATTTTAATAATGGAGATGGCTATTACGATGACTTTCACAATATCTGCACGCGCATAAAGGATGAGATAAGAGATAATCAAATCACTGGTGGCATGTTAGGCTTTTACAATCCTAGTATCACACAACGTTTAAACAACCTTAAAGAGCAAAATGATATTACAAGCGGAGACAAACCTTTAGAGCCTTTAAGCTATCAGATTTATAAACCTACAGATGATTAAATCGACTATCGTATTTCAAAAGACTTTAGATGCTATTAATGCAGTAGATGAAAAAGGGGAGAGGAAATATAAATACATAGTACACGAGGGTAGCAGTAGATCTAGTAAAACGCAAAGCCTCATACAACTGGTACATAAAGAATGCAGTACTAACCCAAATTTGAGAGTGTCAGTATGGAGAGACACTAAGACCGATTGCGTAGCCACCGTTGGGTATGATGTTAAGAGAGTATTTAAAGGACTTCCTAATTACTCATTCATCAAAGAGAATAAAACTAAGCATCATTTTGATTTCTGGACTAACAGTATATTTGAATTAAACGGATCAGATGATGAAGATAAGGTAATAGGGTATCAAGGAGACATTACATGGATAAATGAACCTTATAAGATTAGTAAGGAAACATTTGACCAGTTAGACATGAGAACGTCTGACTATGTTTTGATTGATTGGAATCCAAAGAAAGCCCACTGGATAGAAGATTTAAAAAAAGACCCTAGAACAATTACAATACATTCTACTTTCTTAGACAATCCTTTTTGTCCGGAAGAGCAAAAGAAAAAGATACTAGGTTATCAGCCTGTTTCAATGTCAAATGTAGTACTAGACAAAATATTATCAGAACAAGAAGCAAAAAGTTATAACATAGTAGAAAATGAAAAAGGAATAGAACAAAAGTATTTAGATGAGTTATCTAGGTGTATACTTAATGAAGCTAAAAACAGCGCATCACTATTTAACTGGAAAGTGTACGGACTAGGACTAAAGGCAGAAAAACCAAACAGAATTTATTCACACTTTAATAAGATTACTTTAGACGAGTTCAAAGCATTAAATTCTACCACTTATTATGGCGTAGATTGGGGACAAGTTGATCCATTTGCTATATTAGAAGCTAAATATTACGATGGCACATTGTATCTTAATGAACTAAACTATGCAAGTGAAAACGATATTAAAGGACAATTAAGCACTCAACTACTAGAACAAATACGGAATGAGGATGAAGGATTAGTAAAATATCTATTTACTAGGCTAGATCTTAATAAATCTAATTACGTTATATGTGATAATAACAGGCCTCAAAAAGTAATGAGCTTACGACAATTAGGCTATGACTATGCTATAACATCACCTAAAGGAAAGGGAAGTATTAAGGACGGTATTGACCTACTACAGACTATTAATGTTTGTTATACCGAAAATTCAACTAACTTTGAATATGAAACAGAGAACTATCAGTGGAAGACAGATAGGTATAATCTTATAGTAGATGAACCCTTAGATTTAGATAATCACTTAATGGATGTTTTGCGTTACATTGCATTATTTCTTAAAAATCAAAGAATTATCAAAAATATTTAATAAATTTGTATTGTGAAATTTTTATATCCTTTAGAAAATCTCTTCAAAAACCTATTTAACGGTAGGTATAACTATTCTTTTAACCTTATAAACAACGTAGTAGAGTTCAATAGGTACTACGAAGACAAAGAAAAGTTAACAGCAGCACTAACTAACCCTGCTTTATTAAAGGTTTTCGGGTTACAATGTGACCTTTTTAGTTTGGCAGAAGTTTACCTAAAAGACAAGGACGGTAACTACATTGAAAAGCATCCTTTTCTAGATTGGATTGAAAACCCCAACCCCGTTCAGACTAAAAAGCAGTTTCTTTGGGATTACATGTTCTGGACGATGCTAGGTAATTCTTATCTATACATTGATAGTAGAAATTTAAACATGCCTAACAATACAGGGTACTTTCTAACGCCTTATAAAATTGATTTCCCAGAACATTTAGATCAAGATAGGGATAAATTAATAATGAGTAGCGCAAAGACTAAAGCTATACTAGAAACTCCTATAAAATATTACTACGATGATGGCACTAGTATTACCATGCCTTTATCAAAAATATTAATCAGTAATGATCTTACTAACGGAGTAGGGAACTACTACAAAGGGGCTAGCCGTATAGATGCATTGTATAAGATTATAAGTAATTCCGAACATTCATTAGATAGTAAAAATATCAATGTACGGTATACAGCTAAATTTATGGTTTCTAGCGATGGTGGAGCGGATAAGCTACCATTAACAAAAGAAGAAAAGGAAAGTGTACAAGATAAAATGAATAGTGATGGTAAACAGGTATATCCTATGTCAGCCATGGCTAAGATTCAGAGATTTGTTGAAGACTATTCTAAATTAAGACTAGAAGAATCATATTTACAGGACTTCTTTTTAATTGGTAATATGTACAATATACCTAGAGACGTATTAGAAGCGTATCAAAGTTCTACCTATGAGAATCAAGAAAAGGCAAGAGGCAGCCATGTTTCTTATACTCTAAGTCCTAAAGGAGATGAACTAGCAAACCAATTCGATAAGTATTTTCGTTTAAAAGAGGAAGGATTAAAAGTTTGTTTCGATTGGTCATACCTCCCGTTCATGCAAGTATTTGAGGGAGACAGGGCAGCGACAATGAACAGTAAAGCGGACGCTATGCAAAAATTAGTTAACTTAGGGTATTCATTAGATGATGCACAAAAATTAGTAGACTTATGAAAGATAAAGACATTAAGCAGATAATTAAGCAAAGAAATAAAGAAATTAAGGGTAATAAAATTGTTATAAAAGATGTTACTAAATAAAGATTTTAAAAGCACTAAAGAGCGAATAGATTTTATTATTGAGAATAAAAGCACGCTATTAGCTGCAAAGAAAGCTGAAATAAAAAAAGCGGATGGGATTAGTCATATTGTAAATATATACAGCAAAGATAACGCTATTAAAGCCAATGAAATGATTGAGAACTATCAAGAGTTGAGCGAGATAAAAATAGAAGCTTTAATAAATACCACAAACGTAATAGACTCACATCAAGACCTCCACGTTAAAGGAATATGGAATAAGACAGTCAAAGAAAATCGTAATATGCTTCATTTAGCTGAGCATAAAATGGACTTTGATAATATTATTTCAGACGGACAAGACCTAAAGGCAAGTGTTAAAGAGTTTGAATGGAGGTCATTAGGGTATGACTTTGAAGGAAAAACAGAGGCGTTACTATTTGAATCTACCGTAAAAAGAGGGCGTAATCAAAGAATGTTCGATCAATACGCAAAAGGATTTGTAAAGAATCATAGCGTAGGGATGCAATACATTAAGCTTGAATTAGCTGTTAATGATGCATCTTATCAAAAGGAATTTGAAACTTATAATAAGTACATAGAATTAGCAATTAATCCAGAAAAAGCCGAGGA